CGAAGATACTTGGCTGGTGACGGCCCGGGAAAATAGGTAGCCGCCGGATACCAAACATCAAAAACGCCTGTGTTGCACGGGCGTTTTTCTTAGGTATTTAGGGCTTTTTTGATTGCTTATGCTCATTTTGTGCTTTCGCTCTGGCAACTTTCCGGCAACCTTTTTTTGAAAGCGTCCATAACCGCGCCCGCACTCGCGTCCTCTTTTTCCTTTGAAAGGTGTGAATAAATTTCAAGCGTTACCTTTACGTTGGCGTGGCCAAGGAATTTCTGCGCGGAAAGCACGTCAACGCCGGCATTATAGAGTATGGAGGCGTAATTGTGCCGGAAGTAGTGCGGCGTGAGAACGGAGGAACCGTCCTCTCTCGTTTCTATGTCGGGCCCCAACTCTGCCATGCGCTCCATCAGCGAACGCCATAGCCTATTTGAAGAGGAATTGCGGTAGTATGTTCCATCGGTGGCGGGGAACACAAACGCCTGCGGGAATCCCCGCACGAGCATTTCCGCCAACTCGTCCGGCAGGGGTATATCCCGTATGCTCTCCTTTGTCTTGGGCGGGGTTATCATGCCCTTCCTTAAATTGACCTGCTGCCGGACGTGTATGACTTTCTTCCTGAAATCTACACATTCCCATTGCAGGCCGAGGGCTTCACCGAGCCTCATGCCGGTGTAGTACAGCAATGCCACCAGCAGGCCGTTTTCCTCCTGCATCAGCTTCTTTGCCGCCACTTCCTCCGCTTCCGTCAGCGCCCGGCGGCTTGACTTTTCTTTCGTGGGCTTGACCAGCCCCACGGTCACGTCCCGCTGGATTATCCCCTCGGAGTATGCCCGCTTAAAGACGGATTCTAACACATGATGTACATTTTCGATTATGGTTACGCACGTATCGCCCTTGGAGTTAAGCAGCTCCTGCAAATCCATAGTGGATATTGCGGTGAGCCGCTTGTCCCCCAGAACAGGCAGTATGTGCTTGTTGAGTGCCGTCTTATATCCACTCTGTGCCGATTCCTTTATGTTCGGCTTTTTGTAGACGTTATACCACTTTATGGCGTATGGGCCGAAAAGCGCGTCCTTCTGCGCGGTGCGCCCGGTGATGAACTCCTGCCTGACAGCCTCCTTCGCGGCCTCCAAATCCTTCTTTGTGCGCCCGGATACATATTTTATCACGCTGCCGCCGTTCATATCCTTGCCGACGGTTACTTTAGCCCTATACCTCCCGTCGCTTTGCCTTGCCATTTACAAAAACCTCCCGCTATGTTAAAATCGGAGGCGGAGAAGCATCCACCTCTAATCCCCCTATAAGCGCTGCGCCAACAGCCGGGGGATTTTTTATTTTATCTTGTCGAGCAATACGGACTTCTTCGCCGCAAACTCCTCATCACTCAGGATACCACTATCCCGCAATTCACCCAGCTTGCGGAGCTGCTCGACGGCATCAACGGGCGGCGCGTCCTGCACACCAGAGCCGTGTGCCCTGTCCCGCTGCTTTTCTGAGAGGATCACAGCCCCGTCGCCGTCCGTAAAACTGCCGCTGGCTATACTGCATATATCTATGATAACACCAACACCAAAGCAGCCGGCAGTCAGCAACCAAATAACAGCCGTGAGCGGCTTGTTGACGTAAAACCGATGTATACCCAAGCCACCCAGGAATATACATAAAAGCAGCGTAGTAAGCCAGTCCTTTTCAGATACATTCGGTTTGCGAACACCGGTATTTTCCATATTTTCAACTTCCTCCTTTTTCTCTGCCTCGTCGTCTGTAATTTCCGTTTCGGCGATGAGCGGCACGTCCTGCGCCGCCTCGCATTTGATCTGTTTCGCTTCGCGCTCATCCTGCTCTGCCTTGAGCTCGTCTCGTTCCGCCTTATTCTTTTTTATACATTCCTCACAGTGCCCAAGGTTGTTGAGCGGCAAGAACAACCCCTTTTTCCCACACTGAGAGCACTGATGTATCATACCCATTAACAAACCCTCCTATTTTAACCTTTTCCATTCTTTTATGCTGATGTATATGAGAAAACCTGCGAATATCGCGAAAACCAGCATTATACCCCCTGCTATTGTCGATAAATGCTTAGTTTCGGGGCGTATCAGCCCCATGCTCGGATATCTGCTATCTATGATAAATATTCCGCTTAAAACCACCATCAATAACACGGAAACACCTGACAACAGGGGCAATTGAATGTTTTTACGCCGCCCTTCGGCTACCAGATCGTTTATACGCTCCTTGTTAGTGGCGATAAGTTCTTCGTATAAATCCTCTTTACTATATCCTTGCGGAACTCTCACAAAGTCAGAATCTATATCCCGCAGACTTTTGCCAATGGTATTTAATATCCTTATCAGCGTATCTACGCCGGGATTTGATGTTTGTCCGTGAAGCACCTTTTTGACAGTAGCGAGCGACAGCCCGCATTCGTCCGCGATCTCCTGCTGCGTCTTACCGGATTGCCGCACAAGCTCCTGTAATCGCTCAAAGTCCATTATTTTACCCCCCATTTAAACAATTTTTACCCTGAAAGGATACTATTTGTGGCTTTAAAAAACCAAGGGAACGAGATATGCTTAATTCAGACCGGGGCGGCTCCCACGAAGCTTCTCCGCCGTTCTGGCCGAGGCGGAGGTGAGCGGCTCCCGCTCCCTCTGCCGGTTAAAGGCAAATCCGAGGCACGATTTGTGCAACATCGTTGAGCGCAGTCCCGTTTATGGTACTCTCAATAAAATCACCCCTTTTTATTTACCGAAGTTATGATATTATCAAAACAGAACAAATGTTTGGAGGTGGAAACGATGGACATCACATATGAAGTATTGGAAATGCTCTCCATGGACGAGCTTAATCTGATTGCTGACTTTGTAGAAGAAGCTTTAAATAGTCAACGAGCTTTGCCCGATTCTCGGGCGTCAACCGTCTGATTTCTGCAAGAGTATAATTAATAAGAGAATCTTTCTCGCTTATCTCATCAACACTATTTGCAGTATCCAGATCGCCCGTAATGAGAACGGAAGGCCTTACGCGCAATACACGAGCCAGATTAAAAATTCTGTCGCGGCGCATATTTTCAATCTCCCCGGCCTCCCAGCGCGAAACGGTCGCCTCCGAAACACCCGCGGCAACCGCAACTTCCTTCTGGGTCAACCCTAATTCGATTCTTCTCTCTTTTATGATAGTGGCAACATCCATAGCAACCTCCTGCTGTTGCCTACATAATATCACTGACATTACATTTATACAATATTTAATATTGAAAAACACAAAAAAACTTGCGTAAACGTATTGACAGGCTGAAACAAGTGAAATATAATGAACTTACGAAAACGCAAGAGAGGAGGCACACACCGTGTTTAACAAGAATTTGTTCCGCGCAAAAGTAGTTGAACGTGGCTTAACGTTGGCACAGATTGCCTCGGATATAGGCATAAAAGAAACCACGCTTTGGCGCAAAATGGCGGGAATCAGCGATTTTTCGCGCAAAGAAATATATGATATTATTCACATTCTGAGTCTTACTTCTGATGATGTGGATAATATTTTTTTTGCTGACAAACTTACGTAAACGCAAGGACAAACGAACAAACCGCATAGGAGGTGAGCGGCATGATGTTTAGAGACAAGTGGACGTGCAAATGGGACGAGCAGAACTCAGACAAGAAACTGCTAAGCATTTATGAAGAGGTCAGGCGGACGCAAACGCAAATATTCGTGCTCGGAGCGCTCGTCATATTAGGGCTAATACTGCAAGCGATAGAGAAACTGCTGTAACCAGCGCACCAACAAGTGATCTTTGCAGGAAACCGCGACCGTCTTGCGTTATGAGCAATAAAAGCCCGTTACGGCCTTCGGCGATGTACCTGACGGATATCAGGTTCTTGTTATACAGCTGGTTTATACAACCCTGCGCGAATTTTTTACCCACGATGCGGTCAACATCGGATACGCCGAAGCCCCGATGAAAATAAGCGTAAACAAGAATACGGAAAGAAGCAAAACTCAGCATAAAACCCCTTTTTACTTTTGATTATACCACAGAAAGGAAACCGCCATGGATAACTTTGACAAGCTCCTGCGGGACATGATAACCGCCGCCGTGGACGAACGTATAAACAGCGTTGAAGCACTGGAGGAGCGCATGGTGAAGATGCACGGCGAGTATGTCACCACCAAGCGGGCATCCGAGATCATCAACGTAGACCCCGGCACTATACGCGCCATGTGCAGGGATGGGCGCCTCATGGCGACCGCCGCCGACGGCCACGCCCCCCTCATACTGGTGCGGAGCATGGCCTCCATGGTAGAGGACAAGACAGCGGATCAGCCCAGGGTAAAGGCTGCCCGCCGCCATAAGTACGACGATTGTAAATACAAAGTGCAGTAGCTCCCCGTGCGAAAGGGGAGAGCAGAGGGCGGCATCTTGGGCCGGTGTCCGATGGGCAGAGTTTATAATCTCCTTTTTGATATACACAGACCACCTGATATGTCCGACAAAACGCTGCTTCTGCTCACCGCCCTCTGCTATCTCCTTTCGCCGGAGGTGATGCGAATGACCTAACAATTCCACAACAGCACGTTAGCAACTCGACCGGGCGAGTATAAACAGGATTCAGGCCCGGTGCGTCTCCGGGAAGCCCCGGAGGGTATCAGATCATAAGGAGGACGCAAAACAATGCAATTAGGAGAAATGACATTCGGGACAAACATCAAAATTCCCGAGCGACAAGAAGGTGGCAGCTACGAGCTGGCGGACTACACGCTGGGCTACTTCGGCGCAGGCGTAGCTGCGTTTATCCGTAAGGACATACACAGCCTGTGCCGGTTCGGGAACGGCACGGAGTACGTCGGATCAGACCTGGACAAACGCATGACAGAAATATACAACAGCTACCCCGACGAGTTTAAAGAACTGATTATCCCCAGCACGATTTCGTTATATAACGGCAGCGGCGCCGAGAATATAACCCGCAAAGTGTTTGCCCCCACGTTGACCATGGTGGGCTGCGGCGACAACCACGGAGTAGAAGAAGGCTTAACATGGCCTATATTCACGAGAAGGAATAGACGCAAAAAAACCTTTAACGGCTCGGCGGCCAGCTGGTGGCTTTCCTCGCAGTTCTCCTCTGACTTCGCTCGGCATGTCGACTCGGTCGGCTCCGCCTACATCCTCGGCCCGTCGTTCGCGAACGGGGGTGTCCCCGCTTTCATAATCCCCCAATCGGTACAGATTGACGATACACCAGACAATGACGGCATCTACAGATTGACGGCGCTGCAAAGCTATTGCTCATAAAAAGACCATGAAAAGCAAACGCACAAAAGCGTGTGAGATACCCCAGAAGGTCAAGCGTTGGGTATGGGAAAGGGATCATCATTGCTGCGTCCTGTGCGGCAGGCCCGGCAACCCGGACGCGCATTTTATTCCGCGCTCCCAAAACGGCAAGGGAATAGAAGAAAACATCGTCACCCTATGCCCTGAGTGCCACAGGGATTACGACAATTCCGAGCACAGGACGGAGCTGAAAAAGGCCCTTCGCGCCTACCTCATGGCGAGGTATCCCGACTGGGACGAAGAGAAGCTGAAATACCGCAAATGGAGGAGTGACTACACATGCATGTAAGGGAGCTTTTGCCCATGCTTGCCCTGCTGAAAACACAGCGGGTACGGTTGTACCACTCGCCGGACGGGGCGCTGATCGGCGATTTTAACCGCAGCGACATACTGCCCTCCGCCTGCGGCAAGACCGTGGGAAACCTGCTCGATGCGTCCCTGCTGTGCATGGACGCCAACAACAACTACATCAATTTATACGTTGCAACGGGAAAGGACAATTGATATGTGGGGAGCATTTTTTAGCTGGGGGATACCGATGTTTGTTATCGGTATAATGACAGGCTTTGCCTTCGCACCCCGCAAAAGGAGATAAACATGGAAGCGTGCATAACCGGACAAACCCTGTGCTGGCGTTGCCGGAGGGCGACCAACGCCCCAGGCATGGGCTGCAGCTGGTCACGCCGCACCGATCCCGAACCCGTTGAGGGCTGGGAGGCAAGGGAGACAACGCTGAAGGGCAGCAACTATTACCACGGCAAAAACTACACAACAATTATACAGTCCTACGCCATCCGCGCCTGCCCCCTGTTTTTGCCGGACGAGAAAAGCGAGCCGCCGCGCATATACAGGAAGTGGATCGTCGAAGTGGATGGCGAGTGGCTGACAACGCAGGAGACGAGGGAGCGGCTGGGCATCGACAGACACGAAATATACAAACTGATCGAGCGCGGCAAGCTCAACGCCAGACAAGTAGATCAAATGAGTTAAAAAACATATCAAAGGAGGACAAAAAAAGTGGAAACAACTGAAAGGACATTCGGCGTTTGCCGCTACTGCGGGCAGCTGCTCAATATCAAGAGCTATTTGGCCCTACACCCAAACATCGACGACCCGGACGAGGACGGGATAGCTACCCTCATATGTGACTGCAAGGAGGCCAGACGCGACCGTGACGCTCATGAGGCTGCCCTTCGGGGAGAGAGCGACCGCATTGAGGCCCTGCAAAAAGCAAATGACGTGATCGAGGAGCTTTTTACCGGCAACCCGCACCAGAAGCGCATGGCCGTGGACGAGCAGACGCGGGAGATATTGCAGCAGCTTGCCGAGCGGGTGTACGGCGGATTTGTGGATAAAGCGGTCATCACCACCACAGACGGGGTAAAGGCCACCGTAAAGAGCACCGGCTCCACCGCTATCGGCATAGCCATAGAGCGCAGCGAGACCAAAAAAGAGAAAAAGGAGATATAACCCATGGAAAGCCGGGAGATATATGACATGCTCCTGCGCAGCATAGGGGAGCACATGGACGCAAAAGGCCGGGCCGCTGTCAGCATCAACGGCAGGCCCGCCCTGATATTAACGATAAACCGGGAGACAGGAGAGGTTACTGCCCGCAATGCGATCACTGACACGACTGCCGCCGACGCGGTCATAGACTACCTCAACACTATCGCCGGGACTAAATACCAGAAAACGCCGAAAAACCGCAGCTATATCAACGCCCGCATTGCAGAGGGCCACACGCCGGAGGACTGCCGCCGGGTGATAGATAACCGCTGGGCGACGTGGAAGGGCACTGCCATGCAGGAGTATATGCGCCCCTGCACCCTGTTTAACTCGGAAAAATTTGAGGGCTACCTGTCGGCGGCAAAAACCAACATCAAAAAAATCGCTGGGAGTTATTTTATGAACCACATTCAGCGCCAATACTCCGCCGACGAGCTGGCGAAAATAGGCGTTGATCTGCTGGAGGACTAAAAGATGCGACACCTGGGCGACATAACAAAAATCAACTGGGACGAAGTCGAGCCGGTGGATTGCGTCACCGGCGGCAGCCCATGCCAGGATTTATCCATTGCCGGGAAGCGGGTCGGGCTTGCCGGTGAGCGGAGCGGCCTATACATGGAGCAAATACGATGCGTAAAGGAGTTGCGGAAAGCCAGTGAACGAACAGGTAAAATTCGACCTCGATATATGGTCTGGGAAAATGTGCCGGGAGCCCTTAGCAGCAACGGAGGAAAGGACTTTGCGACAGTGCTCGAAGAAGCGGTCAAAATCGTCGAGCCGCAAGCCCCCTCTATTCCTGCGCCTGCAAAATGGCCCACAAGCGGGTGCCTCATGGGTGGAGGATGGAGCATTGCTTGGCGAGTACACGACGCGCAGTTTTGGGGAGTGCCCCAACGAAGAAAACGTATCGCGCTTGTCTGCGATTTTGGAGGACACACCGCACCCGAAATATTATTTGAGCGCAAAGGCTTGCGCGGGGATACTGCGGAGGGCGGAACGGCACGGAAAGAAATTGCTGGAGCCGCTGAAAGCGGTTTTAATCCAGCAGTCGCAAGGAGCCTTACCGCAAGAGCGGACGGAAGCCCCTGCGCCGACAGAGGCCCCAACATCGTATGCAGTCCGCGTCAGGGGGGGCGTGGCCGTCGGCATCGGCAACGGACAAGCCCATGAGGCCATGACCATGGCGCAGGAGGTTAGTCAAACGCTAAATACAATGCACGACAAACAGGCGATTTTATATCAGCCCAAAAGTATGATGGAAGAAAACTGGGCAGAAAGCGAAACGAAGAACGCATTACGCGCAGGAGAAAGTAAAGTGAGCCATGCGGTGTTGTGCAGCGCCGTTGATTGCCGGAATTTCACCGAGGGCGGAGAAATAAACGGAACCCTGCAAGCGAAAGAAAGCGGCGGGCAAAGCCTGAACCTGAATAATACAGTGCGGCAAAACATGATGGTGCGCCGGTTGACGCCGCTGGAGTATGAGCGATTGCAGGGTTACCCTGACGGATGGACTGACATAGGCAAGTGGAGAGACAGCAACGGGAAAAAACATCGATCCAGCGACAGCGGCAGATATACAGCCCTGGGTAACTCAATAGCGTTACCGTTCTGGTTTTGGCTACTGCGGAGGATATCAGCGCAATATGAGCGGCCCGCCACGCTCGGCAGTCTGTTTGACGGCATCGGCGGATTCCCGCTCTGCTGGGAGCGGTGCAACGGCAAGGGGACGGCGCTGTGGGCGAGTGAAATTGAGGAGTTCCTTATGGCGGTAACAAAAAAGAGATTTGGGGAGGGATAAAATGAAAACTATGAAAAAGAAGAAACTACCCACCTACACCGTCCTGATCCGCACGCCCGCCGGGACGCAGACCATTATTGAGACCAACGACTTTACAAAAGCCAGACGGACATATGCCCAGTACAAGGGCTCATGCCGCCTGTGCATCGACGGGCGGGAGCTGAGGATACTTGAGGCGGACAAGCTCATGGACGACCACAGCGACAAAGTGATAGAGCAGATATTTATCCCGCGCCGCGCAAAGAAAACCGAGGACATACACGCATTAAAGCCTGCCCGATAACACGGGCAGGACTTGACCTTTTGCCGGGTGCGGCAATCACCCGGTCCTCCATTGATAGGGTGGCGGCAGGTGCGGCCAACGGGCCAATGACCCGCACTGCAAACCACCGCCCCCGGCAAAGGGCCAAGACCTGATTATTAAAAAAGGAGGCCGCCATGCAGCGGGTACGGCGTGATATATATTCCGGCGTGGTGCTGGAGCGGATTATATACTCCGTGGGCGACAGGACACAAAAACCCTACCGCCCGCGAAAACCGAGGTTTAAGACGGACGAGGAAAGGGCGCGGTTTAACTCTGAGGTAGCCCGCCGGGCACATACCCGGATCATCAACGAGAACTTCACCCCGGCCTCGCTATACAGCACATTGACGCAGGACGACGAGCACGAGGTACACGATTTTAAGGACTTCCGCCGCCTCTGCGTCAACTTCCGGCGCCGGCTGCTCTACGCCTACCCGGAGGCAAAAATCGTTATCTACATGGGCCGGGGCAAGAGCACCCACCGCATACACGCCCATATGCTGACGGACGGAGTGCCGGAGGAGGCCATACGCAAACAATGGACGCTGGGCAGCGTCAATCGCTGCGAGCACCTCCGGGCGCACATCCACTATGACGGCATAGACCACGGCCCCGATTATACGGGATTAGCCAATTACCTGTTTAATCACTGGACGCCGGAGCAGGGCGGGCACCATTACATGGCCACCCGCAACCTTGCCCCCTGCGGCAGGGAGCAGACAAAACCAATAAAACGCAACTACACGCCGGCCAAACCGCCGCATACACCGAGGGACTATATCCTCGTCGAGAGCGGCGCGACAGAGTTCGGCTTTACCTATTTCAAGTATGTCAAAATCCCGCCCAAGCGGCGGTGTTAAGCGGCGCAAAGCGCAAGGCTTTTACCGGGGCCTTGTAAATGCGTCGAATTTTACGACGATATCAAAAAGGAGGTAAAAAACAATTGCTGAAAGACTACACCATGACCCCCAACCGGGCGGGTATACCCATATGGCGGCCTGCCCAGCCGGTAATAGGCAAAGAGGAAGCGCACCAGACCGCCCTGACCAACTGGGCGCGGATGATGCGGACGCAGTATCCAGCCCTGACGCTCTACCACCACATACCCAACGGCGGCTTACGCGATAAGCGCACCGCTGCGCGGCTGATAGGGCAGGGGGTACACTCCGGCGTACCCGATGTATTTATCCCTGCCGCCCGGGGCGGCTACCATGGCATATACGTCGAGCTCAAAACGGGCGACAACCGTCCGACCCCGAATCAAAACGAGTTTATGAGCGGCGCTATGGCCGAGGGCTACTATTGCGCGGTCTGCTACGGCTGGCCCTGCGCCGCGGCGGTGATTGAGGACTATTTGCGGAGGGACAAGACAGGAGGCAAAGAAAATGACTAATTTCACCCCTATGTTTTCGAGCGACAAGGACTACTGGGAAACGCCGCAAAGCCTGTTTGATGAGCTGAACGCCGAGTTTAATTTCACACTGGACGCGGCGGCGAACGACGCCAACCATAAATGTGAGCGGTACTTCACAAAAAAAGATAACGGTTTGCTGCAAGATTGGCAGGGCGAAACAGTGTTTTGCAATCCTCCTTATGGTAACAGGGAGACAGGACAATGGACAGAGAAATGCTACCGCGAGGCACAGAAACCCGGAACAACGGTTGTGCTGCTGATACCCGCCCGGACAGACAGAGCCAGTTTTCATGAGTACATTATGGGCAAAGCTGAAATCCGTTTTATTCGTGGGCGGCTCAAATTCGAGCTTGCGGGCAAGCCCGTACTTGATCGCAATGGGCGGCCAATGCCGGCGCCATTTTCGAGCATGGTTGTGATCTGGCGGAAAACGGTAAATACGACAGGAGGTGAGCGGCATGACTAACCACGAATACCTAAAACAGCAATCCGCCGAATGGCTGGCAGCTAAACTTGCCAAACGAATGAATTGCTCGCTATGCCCGGTGGTTGACGAATGCATAGAAATGGCGAAAATACTCGGCGAATTGTATCCCGGCGAATGCCGGAAAATGCTGGAAAACTGGTTGAACGCAGAAAGGAGAAACAATGAGTAAAGAATATATAGAGCGAGAAGAGACTAAGGCACGACTTAGAATATGGATCACAGATTGCGTATTAGACGGGGACAATGAGGCGGCAGACTGTTTCCGGGACTGTATAGACCTCCTCGACAGTATTCCCGCCGCCGATGTTGCTCCGGCTGTGGAACTTGAAGATTTGAAGGCTAAGTATCAGGCGCTCGTTGCTGAAAAAGACAAGAACAGTGGAGACACGGCCGAAACGTATACAACCGGGTATCGCTATGGTCACAGAAACGGGCAGATTGAATTGCTCCAACAGATTTTGGGCATTTTCGATGGTGTAAGCGAGCTGGAGGAAACAAATGAGTAAAGAATATATAGGCCGCGAAGAAGCGATATTGGCAGTAAGACACGCATGGGCAAAGGGGCTTGAGCCGACGCAATACATCGAGCAAATTCCTGCCGCCGATGTTGCGCCTGTAGTGCATGGGCGAAAAATTGAAGACGAAGGCATAGGGGGTTTTTTTATCTGTGTTCTCTGTGCGGCGAATGTTTGCCGTATGGTGCGAACTACTGCCCCAACTGCGGGGCGAAAATGGATAAGGAGGAATAACAATGGTCAAGTACATCATCATAGGAGTAGTTATTGGTGCGGGATTGTCTTTGTTGTTGGTGCTTATATGCGAATTGGTGTACGTATCACGGTTTAAGGGGAAAAAAGTGATGCCAGAACCCCCGAAGGAGGAAAAATAATGGAAAATGTATATGAAATGGTATACCAGCAAAGCAGATGCAAGCCGCAGGTTTTAGCTCACGGCGTTTACCACGGACGAAATTATTATGTTGTCAGTTTTGGCACGCACCCGTGCGCATACGTTGATGTGTCCGACCTGTTGAGCATGACGTGGGAAGAACAAAAATATATAGAAAATGCAATAGACTGCCATGGCGGGGTAACATACTCAGACGCGGAACTTGTGGTAGCGAATAATAAAGGGTGGTATATAGGATGGGATTATGCCCACTGTATGGATTACAGCGGATATATGCCGTGTGAATCGCTTGCTAAGAAGTGGACGACCCGCGAAATGGCGAGTGAGTGCAAAAGGGTGATAGACCAAATCGAAGGGCTTATAAAGGAACCGCCAAAGGAGGAAAAATGAAACGAGTAATAGCAATAACAATATTAACCCTGCTGACCCTCGCCTTGTGCGGGTGCACAAAGGCAGAGGCCAGTAACCACAGACTGAGGACACTGGACACGGGTTTGATGTATGAAATATATGTCGATAACCTCACGGGGATACAATACCTGCGAACATACAAAGGCGGCGTGTGCGTAATGGTAGACGCAGCGGGAAGGCCGCTAATATGGGAGGGCGCAGAGTGAAACAAAACCCTATAAGACATGAGGCGATACAGCACCTATACGCCTACTCCGCCATAAAAGGTGCGCTGTTGAGCGGTACGGACGAAGGGACCGAGCGCGAAGAAAACGCAGACAAAACCATAAATAAGAGGGCAAATTGATATGGAAATCGTATATAAAAACATAGACGACATTAAACCCTACGCAGGCAATCCGCGCCGCAACGACAAGGCTGTGGAGAAGGTAGCGGAGAGCATTCGGCAGTTTGGATTCAAACAGCCGATACTTATTGACGAGGATGACATCATCATTGCCGGACACACCCGGCAACTGGCGGCGAAGAAACTGAAAATGCAGCAGGTACCGTGCATCTACGCGGACGACCTCACGCCGGAACAGGTGAAAGCTTACCGACTTGCAGACAACAAGGTCGCAGAATTTGCCGAGTGGGATTTTGACCTGCTCAATCAGGAGCTGCTGAATATCCCAGAAATAGATATGACGGCGTTCGGATTTACGATGCCGAAGGAGGCAGCCGAGGTACAAGAGGATGACTATGAAATAAACGTCCCAGCGGAACCTCGAACTAAACCGGGCGATATATATAAACTGGGGCGGCACTTTCTGATGTGCGGCGATAGCACGTCCGCCGACTGCGTACAAGCGTTGGCGGGGGGGGTGCAGATGGATATGCTGCTCACTGATCCGCCATATAATGTGGGATACACGGGCAAGACCAAAGATGCGCTCACCATAGTCAACGACAAACAAAACGATGAACAATTCCGGGCCTTTTTGACCGACGCCTTTATGGCGGCCTACGAGGCAATGAAACCCGGCGCGGTATTTTACATCTGGCACGCAGAATCGGAAGGGCTGAACTTCCGGGCCGCTTGCAAAGCTGCTGGACTGGAAGTGCGGCAGTGCCTTATTTGGAACAAAAACAGTATGGTCATGGGACGGCAGGATTACCAGTGGAAACACGAGCCTTGCCTCTACGGATGGAAGGAGGGCGCGGGCCACCTGTGGGCCAGCGACCGAAAGCAGACAACCGTGCTCAATTTCGACCGTCCGCAGCGGGCAAAAGAACACCCGACCATGAAGCCGGTCAAACTCTTTGATTACCAGATACAAAACAACACCAAGGGCGGTGACTGCGTGCTGGATCTGTTTGGCGGCTCTGGAACTACCCTGATAGCCTGCGAACAGAACGGGCGGACGGCCTACCTTATGGAACTTGATCCCAAATACTGCGACGTGATAGTTGACAGATGGGAGGCCCTGACAAGTGGAAAAGCCGAGCGCGTTAATTGAGCATGATCGGAAAATCGCCGCTACCCGTGCACTCATCGAAAAAAGCGGCGGATTTGTAAGGCGGGACGCAATAAAGCACTTGAAAAGACTGGAAAAAGAAAAAGCGGAGTATATCCGCCTGATGACGGAGGCACGATGCAGACGTGAAAACAGGCCGAAATAGAGGGGAGGGGGGCATCAAAAAGCTAAATCAACCCTCCGCGGTACCGGGGCGGCCCATCGGAAGAAAAATTTTTCGATTTTTGAGAAGCTTTGAAAATGAGCGGCAATGGGGCGCCCGAAAACAACAAAACTACAAATAAACGGCGGCGGCAAATTGGTCACCGAAAAGATTTGCAAAATTACATCAAAAACGACGGTTTTTAATCCAAAAAGGAGGCGGGAAATTGAATCCGAAAAAAGCAACGCGGGAAAGGCGAGATGAGCGGGCAGCCGTGCGGCGACTGCTGATGTATTGGGGTAATGCAGAGCGCACGAGGACGGAAAAAGAGCGGTTGTTAATTAGCGTTGACGAGGAAATTGAGGCGCAATACGATCTTCACCCGCAGCAGATTACGGGCCTGCCGCGCGGTACTGAGCTGCCGGACAGCACTCCGGCCACGGTGATAAAAGCTTCGCGGGAATTAAAAAGACTGCGAAAGAAGAAAAAACGGCTGGAAGACGAATTGCAAAATCTCGACCATTGGGTGGGAATGATAGAATTTGAAGTGATGTGCTTGCCGCCGCTGGAATATGAGGCAATAAGACTGCGGTACGTTAAATACGGAGTGGCAAAAGGGGGATATTGGGAGCGGATAGCGCAGCAAATGCACGTCTCGATTGATTGGGCGAAGACCCTTGAGAGACAGGGGGTAGACAGGCTGATAGGCAGAATAGCAGCGTAAAGAGAATACCGTATAAGAGGGCTGATATCAGCCCTCTTATATCATTATCCCAAACTTTACCGCGAGCAGCTCCTGCCGCGCGTGGGGGATCGGTTTGACCCCGGCACACCACGAATGCACTGCGGCCTTGCTCACCTCACAGGCCTCGGCGGCCTGCTCCAACGTCAGGCCACGGGCCTTGAGCTGATCCCGCAAATACTCGCCGTCGCTGAGCACGGGAGCGCACCGGCCCTGCATATAGGCAAGCTCCCACATGCCTTGCTGGCTGAGCGGCAGCGCGTGCTCGTCCTCGGTTATATCCTCTGCGCCTTGCAGCGCGTCCCGTATGGCTCTATCGACCTCCGGGGTGAGCTTGCGGTTAACGATCATATACCGCAAGCCCTCACCCAGCCCACGGATGGGCCACATATTAGCTGTTTGCACCCGGCAGCGCGCCCCGGGAGACGGTCAAGATATACGCCCTGATGATGTCGGGGAGCTGCGCCGCCATTATACCATACGCCCGGCCCAAGGCCTTAACTGTGTTATCTGTCATGTTTAACATCCTCCTTTTTGCCGCCGGGCTTGTGACCGGCCTGCCGCATTACCGCCCTTGCGGGCGTCACTCTGCGTTACTTGTATATCTTGACCGTCTCCCAACCGTCTATCGCGGCGGTAGTATTTAGTTCCTTTACGGGCAAGCGCTTGATTACGGCTATGCCCTGATTGATGATGCATTCATACTTATAACGATAGGTTTTGGTGTCTACTGTCAATTCCTTCTTTACACGGTTCTCAAATGCTTTAGTCATTGCTTTTATCTCCTCTCTTGTTATGTCTATATTATATACCTGTCAGATTAAAAAGTCAACCAAAAAGATAAACAAAATAAAATAATAAGGCAAAAACCTTTTGTGCGCGAACCGCACCGCGCATCATAAAACCAAAACCTATTGCGAAACGAGATAAATAAAACTCAACACTTTCCCACACTCTTTGTGTGCTATAATAATACCATCAAAAGGGCTGCGAAGAGCGGCCCTTGAGCATTTTGAGGGAGATGAGCGGCGCTATGGCAAGCCGAGCCCTACATTTTTGCCAGTACCCTGGATGTAATGCACTGACCGCCGGACGATACTGCGATGAGCACCGGACGGCGGGCGAACTGCGGCAGCAGGAGCAGATACACGCCCAGGACGAGCGGCGGGGTAGCTCCCGGCAGCGCGGATATGATGCCCGATGGAGCAAATACTCCCGCTGGTATTTGTCGGCCCCGGAACATCAACTCTGCGCCCTGCGGCTGGACGATGGCTGCACTATGGTGGCGCGGTGCGTGGATCACATAGACCCGCCTGACGGGCCGGGCGACCCGCGCTTTTGGGATACCGCCAATCACCAGCCCGCCTGTATACATTGCAACAGCGTCAAAGGACACAAAAAAATCATAGGCAAATACAGAATTTGAGAAAGGAGGAGCCTATGCCGACAGGAAGAAAGCCGAGGCCGCTAAAGCTCGTCGATAACGGCAAAAACCGGCATACCAAAGACACGATGGAAAACCGGGAGAATGGCGAACCTACCGGCTGCTCCGACAAATTAAAACCACCCAAAAGCCTGTCCCCGGAGGCGAGGAAGGAATGGAAAAGGGTAGTAAAGCTCTACCGCCAGCTCGACACCCCGATAATTAACGATTTGGACATATCCGCCCTCGCTGCCTACTGCGAGAGTGTGGCGATATACCAAAAAGCCGAGGCGGAATACCAAAACGGCCCGCTTATATACCGGGCGGCGGACGGCAAGCCAACGGAAAACCCGTATATCACCATCATGCGCCGGGAGGGGCAGAATATCATAAAATACGCCGAGCAGCTGTGCCTGTCGCCGGTGGGCCGTGCTCGCATGGGTGTAGCAGCAGCGAAAAAAGCCGCAGAGAGCGACCCCATGGCCGCATATCTGAGCAAGTACGGTGGTTAACTCGAACAAGGCTCTCGAAGTTATCGAGTTTGTACAGGCCCTTAAACATACCGGCGATTTTTACGGCAAACCCTTTGTACTTTTACCATGGCAGATAGATGTCATAAACTCCGTATACGGCACCGTGACCGCCGAGGGCGTGCGGCAGTACCGCATGGCATATTTGGAGATCGCCAAGAAAAACGGCAAGACCGAACTTATCGCCGCGCTGAGCCTGTATCACCTGGTCATGGACGCACCGGGCGGCGAGATATACTGCGGCGCCGCAGACAGGAACCAGGCATCAATAGCTTTTAACGCCGCAAAGAGCATGGTGGAGCAAAGCGAAGTATTGTCCAAGATAATCAAAATCAAAGACAGCACGAAGGAAATGCTGAATCTCCGCACACACAGCCGCTTTAAAGTGCTGTCGGCAGAGGCGGCGACCAAACACGGCCTTAACCCCTCCGTGGTCATCATAGATGAACTACACGCCCACCCCAAGCGGGACTTGTGGGACGTGCTGACATTTGGTACGGGTGCTGCACGGAATGAGCAACTCATATGGTGCATCACCACCGCGGGCGACGACCCCGACCGCAAAAGTGTGGGATGGGAACAGCACGAAATAGCAACAAAGGTGCTGAGCGGCGAACTGACAGACCCGGCGTTTTACGCCAAAATCTATACCGTCCCTGAGGACGCGGACATATACGATGAAGCAAATTGGTACTTAGCCAATCCCTCACTGGGCGTATCCATCAAAATTGAGAATGTGCGCAGCGAGGCGATAAAGGCCCGAAACAGCCCGGCGGCAGAGAAGCTCTTCCGGTGGCTCCGGCTCAATCAATGGATCTCACTTAAACGCACCGGCTGGCTGCCTATCACCCTATGGGATGATACCGAAGGGGGCTGGCATAAATCCGATATGCTGGGGCGGCCCTGCTATGTAGGCATAGACCTGTCCAGCACCACCGACCTGACCGCCGTGGCGGCCCTTTTCCCACCGCCGCCGGAGGAAACGGAGTGGCGCTTTTTTGTGGACGCGTGGATTCCCGAGGAAAACATGCGGGAACGGGAGCACCGGGATCATGTGCCTTTTAGTAAATGGGTGCAGGCGGGGCATATGCACGCGACCCCCGGCAACTGTGTGGACTACGCCTATATTGCCAACTATCTGGACAAGCTCATGCTGGACTATGACATCAAATATATTGCGGCGGACGAGTGGCGCATAGATTCCCTGCGCCCCCTCATGCAGCAGGAGGTTGCGGCGCAGAAGATAATCACCATACCCCAGACCATGAGCGGCATGTCCCCAGCAATGAAGGAAATTGAGCGGCTCCTACGCGAGGGCGAAATGACCCACGAGAGGAACCCTTGCGGGCGCTGGGCGTTTGGCAATGTAGTAGTAGCCCAGGACGGCAACGAGAACATAAAACCCATGAAAAACCGGAGCATAGAGCGGATAGACCCGATGTGCGCCCTGATAGACGCGATGGCGGCGGCGGTAAAACTGGAACCCAAGCGCAGCGTATACGAGCACCGCGGCCTGAGAATAGTGTGAGGTAAACAGTGAAGAGATTTAAACTTTTTGGCAAAACATACGAAATACGGGCGGCGGACGTTAAAACACTGCCCTCCGTATCAGATGATAGCGCATGGCAGATGTACCTTGCAGGGCAGGGTTACGCCATAAGCGCAGAGGGGGCGCTGCAGGTCGCGGCGGTATTCAGGTGTGTTGACCTGATAAGCAAGACCATGGCGGCGTTGCCCCTGCACATGTACAAAAATACCGGGGAGGGCAAACAAAAGGCACGGGATCATCCCCTGTATAAGCTGTTGTATGTGCTGCCCAACCGCACCACCACGGCGTATGAGCTTATGCAAATGCTTGTGGCAAACATGCTGCTCACTCGCGGCGGGTATCTCCGCATAGTGCGGGACAGATACGGCTTTGTGCGACACCTCAAAAATCTGCCCACCTCCTGCTGCTCGGAAGTGTACACCAACCGGGAAAACGGGGAACAGTATATATACGTCACCTATGACGGCATAACAGAAACGCTCCGGGAGGGCGATTTTGTCTTTATCCCCGGTTTTAGATTTGGCGACCGCACGCCGGAAGACCCGATGACCATAGCCGCAAGCGTGCTGGGACTGAATAACAGCATGACACAATACGCGCAAAGGGGCTTTTCTGGTACTTCCCCCGGCGGCTATATAACCTATCCGGGGCAACTCTCCGATGCGGCATACGAGCGCTTCAAAAAGGACTTCCAGAGCAACTACGGCGGCGTAGAAAACGCCGGGAAATGGATGTTTCTGGAAAACGGCTCCACGGCGCAGCCGTGGGACAGGGACATGTCAAAGACACAGCTCCTTGATAGCCGCAAATGGGCTGTAACCGAGATATGTCGCATTTTCGGAGTACCTCCGCATATGTGCATGGATCTGGAAAAGGCCACCTTCTCAAACATCGAGCAGCAGAGCGCCGAGTTTGTACGTGACTGCATAAATCCCCTATCCGTGCGTATAGAGCAGGCCCTTTACCGTGACCTGTTGAGCGAGGCGGAGCAGGCGAAGTATTATTTTAAGTTTAATACAAACAGTCTGCTACGCGGCGATACCGCCACCCGAACGAGCTATTACAACACAATGCGGCAGAATGGTGTGATGAACGCGGACGATATCCGCGAGCTGGAGGATATGAACCCCATACCCGATGGGCTGGGAAAGATATACTTTATCAACGGCAACATGCTGCCGCTGGAAAACGCAAAACTCAACGCGCCTAAAAGCGCGCAAGCGAAAGGAGCGCCCCTAAAAAATGAATAAATTTTGGGAGTTTAAAGCTCTCGGCAATGCCGGCGAGCTTTTTTTGTACGGAGAGATCAGCGATACGTCATGGTGGGGCGACGAAATAACCCCTGCGCAATTTCAAAAAGAATTGGCGGCGCTGGGGGATATATCCACCCTTGATGTGTATATCAACAGCCCTGGCGGGGACATCTTTGCGGGATTTAGCCTGTACAACATCCTCAACCGCCACCCGGCGACAAAAAACGTGCATATAGACGGCCTCGCCGCCTCCGCCGCATCAGTGGTTGCCATGGCGGGCGATACCATCAAAATGCCCGAAAATGCCACGTTGATGATACATAATGCATGGACATACGCCGGCGGTGGGGCGGAGGACTTACGCAGGACCGCCGACGAGCTCGACCGTATCAACGACCAGATAGCGGGCATATACGCCGCCCGCACCGGCAAGGAGAAGGACGAGATATCCGCCCTTATGACAGCAGAAACGTGGATGAGCGGCACCGAAGCGCTTAATATGGGCTTTGTAAACGAACTCATCGAAAACAAAAAGGTCGCGGCTTGCGCGGATACCGAAAAGTGGTTTGCGCTGTACAAGCACGCGCCGAAGGAACCGCTGGAAAACAGGGAGCCTGACAACGGGGGAGCAATCCAGCCCGCAGCAGATATAAACACCGCACTGCAGGAGCAGCGCAAGAGATTCAGAGCGACTAAACTAAAAATTTTGGAGGCATAAGTAACCGATGAAGAAACTCTACGAAATGATGCAGGATCGCGCAAATGCCGCAACCCAGATGCGCGAAATAATGAACAAATTTGAAGACGGCGTGATGGACGCGGAATCCACCGAGACCTATAACCGGCTCGAAAAGGAGTTTGACGCGCTCAACGCCAACATAATCCGCGAGCAGAAGCAACTCGAGCGGGAACGCGCCGCCGGTGAAGTGATCGACAAGCTGGGCGACAAGAAGGACGAGCACATTAAAGTATTTGCCCGTGCACTGCAGGGCGATCCCGAGTCCATAACCAGATACAAAAACACCACCATGACCCTTGGCACAAACGCTACCGCCGGTTATCTGACCGCGCCCGTGGAGTTTGTCAACCAGCTCATAGCCGGGCTCAAAAATGACATGTTTATGCGCCAGATATGCAACGTTGTGGGCCCCATAGGTCAGGCACAGAGCCTTGGGTATCCCAGCCTGACTACCGATGCGTCTGATGTGGCATGGACAACCGAGGTGGCGGCAGCCCCCGAAGAGGCGACCATCGCCTTCGGCCGCCGCGAATTTAAGCCCCAGCGCCTTGCCAAACTGATTAAGATATCCAAGACCCTCATGCGCCACGCACCCAGCCCTGATCAGACCGTGCTTGACCGCATATTGTACAAGATCGAGGCGGCGCAGGAAAACGCCTTTATGAGCGGAACGGGCACTAACCAGCCTTTGGGCATCTTTACCGCCTCTGACAGCGGCATAGCCACCGGGCGCGACGTTACCGCCGCTTCCGCCACCGCCGTGGCCACCGACGACCTGATAGAGTGCAAATACGGCGTGAAGGGCCAGTATATGCGCGGGGCCTCCTGGGTAATGCACCGCGACCTCTGCAAGATGATCGCAAAGCTCAAGGACAGCGACGGCCAGTATATATGGCAGCCCTCCGTGCAGGCAGGACAGCCTGATATGCTGCTGGGCGCTCCCGTGTATATGTCCGAGTACGCGCCTAACGCCGTAGCCGCGGGCAAGTACGTGGCAGTATACGGCGACTTTAAAACCGGCTATTGGGTATGCGACAGCGACGGCCTCTACATACAGGTGCTTAACGAGCTGTACGCCGTCAACAACGAGATAGGCTACGTTGTCGAGTACTATGGCGACGGCGCACCCGTAGTAGGCGAGGCGTTCAGCCGTCTGAAAATGAAGGCGAGCTGATGAAAATCAAAATGTTGACCTTGGCAGCCGGACCAGATGGCATAAACCGGCCCGGCACCATTATTGATGTAGATGAAACCGTGGCGCGGCAGCTCATATCGGGCTGCTACGCCACGGCGGCGGAGACTAAAAATGAAGATAATAAAACAAACCCCGAAAGCGGAACCGCTAAACCTCGAAGAGGTAAAACTACACCTACGGATTAACCCCGGCGACACCAGCGAGGATATTGACATCCTCACCCCGCTTATTAGCGCAGCTCGCGAATACTGTGAGAACTATTGCGGAAAATCACTCGCAGAGCAGACCATAACCGTATACTCGGAGATGAGCGGCACTCTGACACTTCCACGCGCCCCTGTGATAAGCGTGGATAGCGTGACGGTGGACGGCGAAACGGCAGAATATACTGCAGATGTGCATTACGGGACTGTGACGGTGAATAAGCCCGGCGCAACTATCACATATACCGCAGGCTACGAGGAAGTTCCGTGCCTTGTACGTCAAGCTATGCTTTTGCTCATAGGTCATTGGTATGCCAATCGTGAGGCTACGGCACAGAGCACACCAGCGGAGATTGGTATGGCGGTTCGCGCGATGCTGAATCAATATAAAGGCTGGTGGTTTTGATGGCAATTAAAGCCGGAGCAGGCGAAATGCGAACGAAAATCACCATAAAAGCACCGAAATACAGCATCAAAGCCGGATTCAGCGCGGAAGACTTTAAAAATGTTTTCCCCGGCCCCGTGTGGTGCAAGTGGGTGAATGTCCACGGTGCGGAGGTGTATCAGGCAGAAGAACTGCACTTGCGGCAGCCCGTGACCATAACCATGCGCTACTCGCCCCTCGTAACCGTAAAATGCCGCATATGGCATGAACGGGATCCGGAGCCTTACGAGATCATCAGCATAGATAATATCGGAGACCGCCGGGAATTTTTGGAGATTAAGGTTCAGAGGGTGGTGACAGCATGACCATAGCGGAGATACTCAAGGATGGATACACCGTATGCCACCCGCCCTACATGGGCGACGAGCGCAGCTATATCACGTATCAGTGCATGGGCCAGATCGGGACGCTATACGCAGAGGGCGCAGAAAAAGAAACGGGCGTGATGTACTCTGTGGATTACTACACCGACACTCCCCCGTTCGAGCTGGCTATAAAGGATATCAAGGGCAGGCTCGCTGCGGCAGGCTGGAGTTGCACTGTGGACGCGGAAATATACGAAGTGGACACGGGACTGTACCACATTGCCATGACCGCGGTGGGCGTAGGAGGGATATATGGCTAACGTTGAGTTTTCCGGATTTGATGAGGTGGAGGCGGCCCTAAAAGGCGTAAGGGACGGCATGGACGAACTAAACGACGAACTGATGAACGATGGCGCAGACTATGCAAAACAGGAAATCGAACGGGCCATATATCAGTATGGCGAATATCGTACCGGCTCTCTGCTACGCTCTATCAAAAAATCAAAAGGCAAGGATAAGGACGGCTCCCGCTATGTTATGGTAAAGCCCACAGGGAAAAACGACAGCGGCGCGTCCAATGGGCAAGTGGCATTCAGCCGCAACTATGGGCGCTCTAACGACCCCGGTTCCCGTTTCTGGACAATAGCCGAGGAACGCGCAGTAAAGAAATTTGAGGAAATTTTGAACCAAAAGGTAAACCTATTTTTTAAGCAGAAAGGATTGTATTAAATGCCTACTTTTGACCTCAGAGGAATAAAAATCGGCAAGTACACAAATACCGACGGCACCATCACTTATGATACGCCCGTAAGCATGGGCGACGCAATGAGCGTGGAGCTGAACCTGACCGCTGCCGAGGGCAGACTGTACGCCGAGAGCCGCCTTGCCGAGTACAAGAAACTCATAACCGGCGGCACTGCCAGCGTTGGAGTGAAATACATCACCGACGCGGCACAGAAACTGCTTTTTGGCATGAGCGAAAATACGCGCGACGTAGGAACAAACACCTCACAAAAGAGCCTTAAAACCACTGCGAAGGACATTGCGAAGTATGTCGGCATGGGCTTTTACGCCCCGGACGCTATTGACGGCACGGACAAATATACCGCCGTCTTTGTGTACAAGGTGCTTTTTGGCGCACCCGGCTATGTATACGCCACAAAAGGCGACAGCATCACCTTCCAGACTCCCACGACCACGGGCGAGTTTTTAGCAGATGACAGCGAGGACAAGAATATCATGGAGATTGCAATACTGGCAAGCGAAAGCGATGCGGTAGCGTGGATAAACAAGTGCTTCGGCGCGTCATAAAAGGAGAACGGCATGGATATAAGACTGAAAACCGCAAAATACACCTTTGACGGACAGGAAATGACCCTCTGCTGCAACATGAATGTGCTGGCGGACGTGCAGGAAATGTTTGACGGCAATATATCAAAAGCGCTCAGGAGCGCTACGACAAAGACAATCTTGTGCTTTTTGACTGCCATGATAAACGACTATCTTGACAGCGAGGGCTCCGACAAGTCTTATACCACGAAGCAAGTGGGGCGGCTCATACCGCCCTCACAGCTTTCGGGCGTAACGTCGCTCGTGATGGACCTGACTGCAGCGGCGCTTCGCGGCGATGAGGAAGCGGAACCAAAAAACGCGAAAACCACGCGGAAGACGAACCCATAAATTTCGCGTGGTATCTTACGGTATGGGTGATACGATTCGGACTGAGTGAAAGGGAATTCTGGAAAACGGCCACGCCGTACAGGATAGCAAGAATAATCAAAGAATATGCAAAAATACAGGGCATAACGCAGGAGAAAACTAAAAGCCTATCCGCATTTTTGAGAGGTACGTAAATGCCGAGCATAAGAACGAAATTTATAGCCGAAGGGGAAAAGGAATATAAAGAAGCGCTGAAAAGCATAGATAACGGCATGAAAGTGCTGCAATCGGAATCAAAAAAGCTGGCGGCGCAGTTTGAGGATAATGCCGATTCCGCCGAGGCGTTGAACGCAAAAAACAAAAACCTCGACGAAAGCGTGTTGAACCTGAAAGACAAACTGGAATTGCAGGAAGAGTGGCTAAAGAAGGTGGGCGCGGCCTATGGCGAGGCCGACGAACGCACGATGCGCATGAAAAAGGCCGTGAACGACACCGAAACGGCGCTCATAAAAGCCGAAAAAGAGCTGAAAAACAACACGGAAGCCTTGAAAGAGTACGGCGATGGGGCTGATAATGCGGGGGACAATAGCAAGGGGCTGGGCGATGCGCTCGACGAACTGGGCAGCAAATTTGGAATAAGCCTGCCGGACAACATCAAGGGAACCCTCGACGGGATGGTGAAGATAGACGGTCAATCCATGGCGCTGATAGGCACGTTTGCGGCGGTAGCCGCCGCGATAGTGGTGGTAGAAAAAGCGCTTATCGACTTGACGGTGCAGCAGGCAGAATGGGCCAAAGAAATCGAGAGCGGTTCATCTCAGCTTGGCATGTCCACCGAATCATATCAGCAGCTCGATTATGTAATGCAGTCCGTGGGTTACTCGATGGATCAGGCTAAGGGAGACCTTTCCGCCCTTGCAGAGAAAGCACAGGACGCCGCCAGCGGCTCCGGCGAAGCGGCGGAAATGTTCGACCGCCTCGGCGTATCGGTGACAAACACCGACGGCACGATGAAATCACAGGCACAGCTTTTTACGGAGGTATACAGCGCTCTGGCACAGATGTCCGACGTAACCGATAGAAATGCAATAGCCTCAAAACTGCTGGGAACGACCGGCGAAGAAGCCGTTATCCCCATGCTTGAAAAATACGGCAGGGCAATAGAACAGGTAGCCTCGGCAGCGCCCATCGTGAAGGACGAGGACATACAAAAGCTGGCCTCTCTCAGCGATTCGCTCGGAATGTTCGAGGCAAAAATGGAAGCCGCGAAAAGCAAAGTTGCGGCTGCTTTTGCACCGGCCCTCGAACAGGTAATACAGATCGTGGGCGACCTTGCGATGCAATTTGCGGAGTTTGCGGCGGATACGGGGCTGGTTGACCTTTTCGGCACAATCATCGAACTGGCGGGCAACCTGTTACAGGCGTTAGAGCCGGTGCTGGATATACTCAACCTGCTAAAGCCGGTATTCCAGGCGATTGGCGGCGTACTGGCCCTGTTCGCGGACGCGGTGAAGGTGGTCGTAAACGCTGTGGGAGCGCTTACAGACACGCTGGATTATCTTTTCTCCTTCGGGCAGAAGAGATTTGACACCTCGAATATACAGAGCATAGCCAACGTCTTTAACGGCACAGACAGCAGCTTCGGGCGTTGGATGGGCAGCGTGGCGCATAACGCCGCTGGCACCGACAACTGGCGCGGCGGCCTGACTTGGGTAGGCGAGAACGGCCCGGAGCTGGTCAACCTCCCAAAGGGAAGCCAGGTTTTCACTAACCAGGAGAGCCGCGGCGTGGGCGGCGACACCTTTAATATCAGCGTAAACATGTCGCAGATAAGCGACATACAGAAACTCATTGACATGGCGAACAACTACCGCCGCAGTGTGCGGATGGGGTACGGAGGATAACATATGGCGACATTAGCAGACTTGCCGCTCGGGGCAATAATACTCATCCCGGTAGGCACCGAAGAAAACAGGCAATGCGAAGTGGCGGATAAAAATAACCTCGTATCCGGAGGCGCGGTGCTGGTATATAAAAGAGTGTACGAAAGCTCGAAGTTTGGAAACTCGAGCCTATACCCGGACGGAACACTGGATAATCTTATAAAAAATACGATATTCAACAGTTTCCCGCAAACGCTGCGCGAAAAAATGATGAATGTTACATTTGCTCTCGAAGGCAGCAATAGCATAACCCGCAAAATGTTCGCCCTGACCTACACTATGGCGGGCTTTGGCAATAACGGCGAAGTTGCGGAGGGCAAAGCCCTCCAATATTACACCAACAACGACAGACGCATAAAGGAACAGGGTGGCGAGTCAGCCAGCTGGTGGCTTTCCTCGCAGTACTCCTCTGGCTACGTCTGGCTCGTCAACACGGAGGGCTCCACCAACGTCCACGGCAGCGCTCCTTCGTTCTCGTATGGGGTCGTCCCCGCTTTTGCAATCCCACAATCGACGCAATTAGAAGATGACCAAAACCCCGACGGCAGCTACTGCATAAAGGGCTTAAGGCCGAACGACAAAATAACCGTAACGACAGTAAAACCGAAAAACACATACGCCGGAAGCTGGGATACGATAAATTTTGAGTGGACATACGCAAGCCGTGATGGGTTAGCACAGAAAAAATACGAACTGCAATATAAGGACACATCTCACACTGACTGGGCTGCGTTGGCCTCCGCAGAATCGGCAAACACTAATGTAAATATACCTCCAAACACTTTTGCCGCAGGCATCGTAAAATGGCGCGTGCGCTGCACGAACGCAAACAATCAAGTTAGCGCATGGAGCGAAGAAGCGTCATTTACGGCCCAGGGCAAACCACCGGCTCCAACGGTATATGCTACCTCAAGCCCGCGGCCGGAAATAACATGGACCGGCGAGGGGCAGCTTGCCTATCAAATAAAGATCGACAATGCAGTATTGCACACCGCTTACAGCACTGACAAGCAGTATAAGGTTAAAGAATATCTGGCTGATGGCGCGCACATAGCCGCAGTGCGGATACAGAACGAATACGGCCTTTGGAGCGATTGGGGAACGGCTGAATTTACCGTTGCCAACACGCCGGGCGCGCCAATAACACTTTTTGCCGCGGGCGGCGAAAAAGCGGCCCTTGCGTGGACGGAAACGGATCACAAAACTTACTATATCTACCGCGATGACATACCAATAGCAAAAACCACGGCACACACATACTCCGACCAAATGGCCATAGGGACACACAAGTATAAGGTGCGTGGTGTTGCTGGAGACAGTTACTCCATGTCCAATGAGGTCACGGTCACACTTTCGGTAGACGCGCCGGAGATAGCGGCGCTGGGCGAAATGCAATGGTTGCGGCTGGAATATTCCACTGCGCAGAATAGCCCGCTGGGCGTGTCGACGTATCAGGATGTGGCGTATCAGTTTTACGCCGGGCGGCGGTATCCTGTGGCTGAGACCTCGCAGCAGATAACCAAGGTGTACAGCTTTAACGTTGCCTTTGACGATGCGGCGCAGGCGGCGGCCTTTGAGGGGCTGCTGGGCAAGACCGTGGTATACAGGGATCAACACAACCGCCTCTTTACCGGCCCGCTTATGGCATATGAGCTGAGCGTAGATCAGTTTTTCGGCGCGTTTACCTGCAGCATACAGCAAACGGACAACATGGAGAGGATAGAGTATGACTGATACACTGAGTATAATAGCCAGCCGCTTTGAGGTGATACGCAACGGGGCTGTTACAGAGCACAATCTGACGGCGGTGGGGGATGACTATCCCACCGTCACCATGGCTGCCGACGGCGAAATAAAGACCTCCATGTACGGCGTGTTCGAGCATAACGACAATGTGGATTATTTAAACGATGAAATAAGACCGTATTACATCAAGGACGGCATAGAGTATCCTCTCGGCATATACATGGTGGGCACGCTGACCACCAAACACACTAAATACGGCAAGGACGAGGACACCATAGAGGCATACGATCGGGCACTGAGGCTCAAACAGACCAAAACCGAGACCCGATATTATATTGCGGCGGGGACGCCATACATGACCGCGATACAGAGCCTTATCCGGGACGCCGGAATACCGCGCATACGGATGGACGATTGCGAGGACACTCTTGCCACAGACCGTGAGGATTGGGAAATAGGAACGGAATATCTCACCATCATCAATGCGCTGCTGTCCGAAATAAACTTTTCGGATGTTTGGTTTGATTTTGATGGGGTGGCCCGCCTTGAAAGGTACGAGGCCCCGTCCAGCTCCAACATAGACCGGGAGTATCGGGACGACGAATATAGTCTTATCGCCCCGGAATACACAGAGGAAATGGACATATATGAGGCCCCCAACGTTTTCATCGTCAACGTATCTAACCCTGACTATGACAACCCTATGACCGCAACGGGTATAAATGACAGCATGATCTCCGCTTTGTCCACGGTACGCAGGGGGCGGCGCATATTGGCGACGCCGGTTGAACTGGATAATATAGCAAGCCAAGCGGCACTGCAACAGTATGCTGATAATCTCGCCATAAAATCCATGTTTGCAACGCAAAAAATCAAATTTTACACGGCCATAAACCCGGCCCATGGCGTAGGAGATGTTATCGCGCTGTATAACGGGGAGCTGGTGGGCGTATACGAGGAAACCGACTGGAAAATAGAGATACGCCCTGGCGCCCTCATGGAGCATCAGGCAAAAAAGGTGGTGTTCGTGTGATATATCAGGAGCAGGAAGCACTGTTTTTACAAAAGCGCAGGCCATCAGCGGCGAAATTTGCCTCTGTGGTGGCGGTGTCCGGCGGCAAAGCCACATTAAAATTTGACGGTGAAACTACCGCTACGCAGAAACGCTATAAATATAACGCCGCGCTCTCGTTGAAAGCGGGCGACCGGGTAAAAGTGAATAAAATATCCGGCACTTATGTCATAGAATACAAACTGTAGGAGGGCGACTATGCTTACAGGCATTATACGCGGGCAGAGGCTTATGCTGCGCACACCCATTGTGGTGGCGGACAGCATAAACTATCTGACTGCAAAATTTGCGTTTGACGCCGACTGGAAGGGCCGCGTTATCACGGCCTATTTTGTATGCGGAGATAAGACCATAACCGCGGAGCTCGCAAGTGGAGAAATCACTGCAGAGCAGGGAATAAACCTTACTGCAGGACGCTGGGAACTGAAACTATCCGGCATAAAGGCTGACAGCCGCGTGACGGCGGGCCCGGTATGGTTTGACGTACTGCCATTCGGCGCTGCGGATGGCGAACTGCCGGATATATCCCTGACGCAGTACGAACAACTCCTTGCAAAAATCGGTGACATGGACGATCTGACCACCGCGGACAAGAATACCCTTGTAGCGGCCATAAACGAGGCGGCGCAGAGCGGCGGCGGTTCCGGTGGAGGGGGATTGCCGGCGGGCGGAGCGCCGGGGCAGGTACTCACTCGAACCGCAAACGGCTCGGCGTGGCAGGACGGCACTCCAGGCCCCGTCGGCCCCCAAGGCCCCGAAGGCAAGAAAGGCGATAAAGGCGACACAGGAGCCGCAGGAGAAACGGGCCCCACTGGCCCCAAAGGTGAGCAGGGCCCCACTGGCCCCAAAGGCGACCCCGGAGACAAGGGAGACACGGGTCCCAAGGGCGATACGGGAGCCACAGGCGAACGAGGCCCCGCAGGAGCGCACTATACGCCCTCTGTGACCGCTGACGGCGATTTATCGTGGAAGTAATAACGGCGGGCTGGAAAACGGTGAGGGTGTTTGCCGTAGCGGTA